TGCCGAGAGCCAGAGCGCCCAGACCGCCCGCAGCGTTCATCACGCCCAGCGCCAGACCGGCAATACCCGTACCAAGACCGGCACCGGCTACGCCTTTGCTTGCATAATCCTTTTCTACTTCCATAGTTTAGAAGTCCTCCTTCAAAATATTAGGAGGTGGCCACCTTCTACCTATAGAATAACAAAAATCCCGACGGTAGAATCATCATCTACTCGTCGGGATTTCGTCAATAAATCGTCAATAAATCGTCACGCAGAATCAGAATTTCAGATTTTCAGGGAGCTTGTCACTGTACTTTCTGCACAATTCGTATTCTATCCGCAACTTTTTAACCGTTCTTGTGATAGTGGCTTGGGACACACAAAACTTGTGGCACTGTTTTGTCTGGCTCCATCCGGCGGCTCGGGTGCGGATGATCTTTTCCTCCAACGGCGTAAGAATCGCCAGAGAGCAGAACTCATCCAGAATTACCCGATTCCACGGGACTTTATCCACTTGTCACATCAGTCCTCCTTTGGGGAACTGTAGGTTCTTGCCAGTTTGCTGTCAGCGATACCGGCGGTGGTAGGATCATTGACCACGCCCAGAATCACCAGCAGGGCAAACACGGCGTTCACCACGGCCAGAAGCTTGTCGCCGATTTCGCCCAAGTCCAGCGTAAAGCCGAACAGGGCGGCTACCGTCTGCACCAGCAGAAGCAGCGCGGGAATCGCGGCCAGCCAGAAGTTCTTATTTTTGACACGTACAATCCAGTTAATCATTTTTGTTTCCTCCTTGTTCGTTAAGCGTATAAAATTTCCTTGCCGTATCTCACGGCGCATTCATGCTCGATGATACATCCATTGTAGTGCTGCCAATCCTTGCAGAAGTACACAACATCGGCCTCTCCCAGCAGCTTAATGGATTCCCCAAGATACCACAGAGGGGCAGCTTGGGCGGGGGCGTTTTTGAAAAAGGAATCAATAATTTCGACTTTGATTCCCTCAGCTTCAAAACGGCTGATTACCTCCGCTCTTTCGGCTTCAATTTCTTCGTTGCTTTTTCCTTTCATCGGTTGACTGATAAAAAGCTTCATACTGTTCCTCCTTAAATTTAGCCCAGCCCAAGCCGGGCAAGAATAAACCCTACGACAGCGGCCACAACGATGTATATGACCCTTTCTACCACCGACTTCCACCGCTTGCCGGGTTCGGATTTCAGCTCCTGCACGTCCGCACAAAGGCCGTCAACCTTAACCCCGGTAACTTCCACACGTTCAGCCATCACCGCAACAGACGTTGCCAGCGTGTTCAGCGCTTCTGTTTGCTTTTCCAGCGCGTCCAGTCGGTGAGAGTTGGATTTCCCCCGCTGCTCTACAGCGGAAATCCACTTAGTGATCTCAGCTTCTTCCATTGGCATGCTCCCTTCTCAGCCGTTCCACCGGCTGTACTTCCCGTTATCCTCGTGAATCCCCCATCCGTACAGCCCCAGGCCACCCCGCCCGGGGATTTTCTCGGCCTGCACCTCCTGGGCTATGGCATACAGCTTCTCCGGGGAGATAGCCCCTGAGAGGTCTACAGCCTGCCCAGTGGTGTGCAGGGAGTTGGATACCCCACCCACCTCAGCGTTGTGCCGCTTGCACCGCACACCGGAATTCACATTCAGGGGAACCCACGCCCGACGGCGTATCTCATCCGCCATGCGGACGGTTTCCTCTGCGGGTTCTGCGGGGAAGCCGTTGCAGTATTTCCCGCCGCACTGGCACCGGAACTCCTCCCGGGTGAAGTACTTGATGTCGTCCCAGAACGTCCCGGTTTTCGGCGCGTCGCTGCTCTCCGGCTTCTCCACCTTTACCGCCGTCCCGGCAATGGCACCGATGAGCATTTTCTGAGTAGCCGCACCCGGTATCCCGTCCACGGTAAGCCCGTAGTCGGCCTGAAACGCCCGGATGGCCGCCTGGGTATTCCTGCCGTCGGCTCCGTCAATCGTGCCGGGAGAATAGCCAAGGTAAGTCAACAGGCATTGGATTTGCTTTACCGTCATACGTTCACCTCTTCCCAGCCCTTGGGGTATGCGGACGGCGACCATACATTATTGGCCATCGTTGAACGGTATATTTTACCGCCTTCCGTGCAGCAGTCACCTTTGTTGTAGGGGCTGGTGGAGATTGCCACAAAGGGCAGCGCCTTGGCCGGGTCTGT